ATCAAGACCTTGAGAGTCTTTACCGCCACCTTGTAGTGCTGTATTTAGGTATAGAGAAGATAGTTTGTTTCTTAAGTAGTCAGCGTCACTTGGACCTGTTGTATCTACATAAGAGAACTCTTCTGTGAAGGCATCATGATCAGTAGCTGCCTGAGTATTAGCGTTAAGAGTAGTGGTTACACTAGAATCTGAACCTGGACGTATGTCCGCTGCTGTATATTCAGTTGCTTTTGATGGATCTTCCATTCCTTCTACGACTTGGTCAATAGTAGTAGCATTACCAGACCATGTGATCTGTGCTATACCGTCGATTGAAAAGTCGATTTCTGCTTGGTTAACCTGTGCTTGGTTTAGCCTGTATGTTGTGTTTTCTAGTGCGAAGTAGATATTTAGCTTCATAAGTTCATGGACGTCTGAATTTGTAAAAGTACATAATGAACCTTTTAGGGTAGTAGTACTTGTAAGTACTCCTGAACCTGCTGTTACTTGAGCTGCATCATTTGCATGAGTCGCTGGAAGTCCAGTTCCTGATAGTGCTGCCCACATAATGTTTTCAACACAGTCAAATGTATCACTTGCTCTGAAACTTGCTGCTCCATGTCTGAAAGGTCTGACATATGTGCCAAATGACCATTCTGCAGGTGGTAAAGAATCATTGAATCTTTTTGAACCCCTGTTTGGTGCTGCACCAGCTTCTGATATGGTTACGTCAGTTGAATCACTTCCTTGTGAAAAGCTATATCCATCTAATACACCAAGTCTGAATGTGTTTGCATCGACTTCGTTTCCTTTGAACAATCCTGTTCCTAGTCTTGAACCATCAGCTGTATTTACACCTGTTACTGCTGTAACTGTAAATACAAAACCTGTGCCTGAGCTATCAGTAGCATGATTAGCTGCTGTTTTTGCAGTACTTTCAGTACAAGTTTCATTTACTACAAAAGCACTGCCTCTGAAGTTGTTTGGTACAGCTACTGATGTAACTCCACCACTTCCATTTACTGATTTAACAATAAATTTGCACCCTGTTCCAGACCCACTTGTTTGTGCGGCTGCAACTGTTATAATATCACCTACAACGTAGTTTGTACCTGCTGTAGTGACTTTTCCGTTTTTGATACCTCCAGTAGCACCAACTCCATTTACGGAACTAATGAATACTTTGGTATTCCTGGATAGATTTAAAGCCATTTGCTTTCTCCTATTGTTTTACTTTGAAAGTACGTCGCTAGATTTTTATCAGCGTTTGTAATCTCGTTTTTAATACCTGCACTGTAAGTTTATTTCGCCAATTCCTAAGGGACTTAACACCCCTTCATCCGTTGACATAGAACTCACAGTTAAGGAAGTTGTTGTTAATGCTGGACTGACAGTATCGTCATATATCAGCATATCATTGTCGTCTACTACTCTTTCAATGTCTTCCATTAATAAAGCTAAGACTTCTTGTGGGTCTTCTTGGTTTTCGACATAAACTCTTACGTCTAAAGTCAAGAATCTCCATTTAAAGCCGCCTGGTTGATACTCTCTAGATTCGTCTCCAGCTACCACGCATAATTTCGGGAACTCTTGGATCTCATCTAAAAAGACCATACCACTATGGCAGTTTTTAAATATGTTTGAATTAAAGGGATGATTCCCATTAATTAATTTTAATTTTTGTACGAGAGCATCGACAACTTTACTTCTTCCTGTTCTGTATGTGTTTGCCATTAAACTCTCCTAGTTGTTAAAGCAGATATTTTAAACATCTCCATTGCTAAGCCTCTTATGCTTTTTGATATGAGGGGCTTTGGATTATATCCTGAAGGCCATCTTCTGCTGCCTTTGTTTTCAAAAGTCTCATACGGGTTTATTCTATATGTATACTTTACCATTAATGTTCTAGCTGCGGGTGTTATAGACTGAATATTTACTGATTCTGCAAATCTACCCGTTCTATTAGTTAAATTGGGTTTCCCCATATTACTCATAACTTCTTTTGAAATTCTTTGATTTAAGAGCTTCATCATTCCTGTAGAAGCTATTACCGCCTCTGATAGTCCTAAACCTTGCTCGGGACCTTGTTTTTGTCTTGAGCCTTTCTTTGCAAATTTCTTTAATTCTGGGTCAAGTCCTAATGCTATTGCACTATTTTTATTAGTTTTCGTAGCGTTTTTTTGTGCTGTGTTACGTTTTCCTACACTTTGCTTTGTGCTTCTATGTTTGGTTAAATTAGTAGCCCCTTTAGTCTTATAAGCTCTTTTCATTGCTTTAGAATTAATTATCATATCAGCAACAGTATCTATGGGAGAACGAGAACCTTCTTGGTTAATAAACTCGTCTCTTGTCATACCGCCCCAAGCGTCTCTTATGGAATCCTCTAATTCTTTAGCGTTTGTTTTCTCGTCGCCTGCTCCATCCGATTTGTTTGCGCCTTGCTCATCTACATCATAGTACATAGTTGAAGTATATCTATAAAAACCTGCATCGTAACTTATTCTTTTATCATCTACGTTTTTTAATTCTAATTTTGTTATACTTTTTTTACCAGCTTCTAGTACGCTTTTTATGTTTCCTTGTCCTTCTCCTAAAGTACCTAGTATGTCGTTTATTACACCTAGTCCAACGTTAGCTTTTCCTTGTACTTTTGTTGCTGAAAGCTTGTCTTCATCCTTCTGTCCGTGACCTAAGTCTACTAGGGATTTTCCACCCTTTGTTTTGTCTCTGCCTTCTCCAAATATCTCTTTGTACTTAGAGCTTTTAAATAACTCTCCTAATAGTTCGCTATTTATTCTTTTTATTCTTAAAAAGTTATTTCTTGCGCCGCCGCTTTTTGAATCCTTAGTACCAGTACTCTTACCTGCTAGTACTATAAATCTTAAATTTGTATTACTACTACCGCTAGCGTGATAAATATCATCTTTTGAAATTTCAGCAGTACCACTTTTTATAACTGTATTCCACTTTTCTATTAAATCCCCACCAAGCTGTGATATCTTTTTTGCCTCTTCACTTCCTAGGTATTCCGGATTAGCCTTTATAAAAGCGGTTTGTAAATTACTGCTTAACCTTGTACCATTGATAGTAACTTCAGTTTGTGCTGCATTAGTGATAGCATTAATTGAATCCCTAACTCTTTGTGCTTTACCAGTCTTTGCCGTTGTCTCATCTGCTGCGGCTCCTAAGGTTAAATCCCATAACTGTTGTAGTCTATTTTGCTGGTCTTTACTAGCCACTTAGCTGTATATTTTATACATATCAAGTATTCGCTTGATATGGTCCGGAAACCCAATATTGCCTGCTAGACTAGAAGATAGTGGATTTTCTACGCTACTTCCTGATATAGTCATTCTTTCTTTTCTTTCGTCTTTCATGTAGTACTTAATTAAATCAAATACTGCAAGTCTTAAATCTAAGGGGGTACTTGTATACCCTGCTTTGTACGTTACCTTTACGGCTTTCATACCTTTAGCCCAGTATTTGTTACCAGTGCTACTTGTTCTTATAATACTATCAGATTCATCGTCAACTATGTATTCATATTTGCCACTACTGTCAGAATTTTCTGTAATTAGTGTTGTATATGCGTCAGCTTGATTTATTCTTTCTTGTACTGATACGACCTGTATTAATGGAGATTCCTCTAGGATTATAGTATCTACTATGGAATCTTTTATATTTATATATTCGACTTTATTACTACTAGCGTAATCTACAAGAGTAGTCCCGCAATAAGTCTTAACGAGTTGGGAAACACTGTCGATTACTACATTAATACGTGCGTCATGCTCTAGACTTTTTAGTCCTGCAAAATCTTTGTATTGTTGTAATGTAACTAAATCTGCCATATGTTTTTCCTTAAAAAATGTGGTGGGGTTGCCCCCACCACGGGATTTCTAAAAGTATTAACTACCTTTATACTGTAACGTGATACATGCTGTTGAAGCATCGATCATGTCTGTGAATCCTAGTCTCTGTGAAGCGACTAGTACTCTTCTTTGGTTCGCAACTTCATAGTCGGACTCAATAGTAACACCTCTTAATCTAGGCATTACAAAGTTCTTAACATTAACCGCACAAGCAAAGAACTTGCTTACTGCTGGAGTTTTGAACTCGTCACATACGATTA